TGCCAGTAAATGAGCGCGTTTCAAAGTCTTGCCCGTGCCACGAACAATGCGCACCTTTCGACCTGAAGGCAGATCCACCAAGCGACGACCCTTGTCATCATACTTGGTGACAGGCTTTTCTTCTTTGGTGTCCTCAGGCTTTTCGTCTCCCATGACTTAGCTTTCCCCCAGATTCTTGCGCATGTTTTCGAGCAAGTCTTCGCCATCCACTTTGTAGATGTTGTTGACGACATCGATCTCGTACAGCTCGACGCCATCGAGTGCGCACTTGAGGTAGGTGCAAGTGACTTCGTCGTCAGTGTCAGATGTCTCCTGGCCCTTGAAGGTGTCGCCACCCGCTTTCTTCCAACTGCCAGCGACGGTGATGATAAGCGGAACTTCGGCGGTACGGCCACCTTCATCGTAGGTCTCGCAGTTGGCGCGAATTTGTATTCTTCGGCTCTTGAACGGATTGGCACCAAACTTCTTGGCGTGGGCGTAGAAGCCAGACCACTTCATCGCCATGACCAGCGCACCTATGCCGCTCGGTAGTTCGACTGTGCCAAACATGCCCAAGCCCTTGTGTTCACTAGTAGCCAGAGCAATGTCGGGCAGCTTCACTTCGCTGAGCTGTCCCAACAACGATGTGGTGCCGTCGACGTAGACGTTGGCATGATAGACTTTGTTTATTTCTGGCACGATGTTTTTCCTTACGCCGCCGAAGCTGCCAAGAGTTTGGTGTCCACAACGGACTCAAAGATGATATTTTCCATCGGCACGGAGCCCACGAAGATGATGGTGAACTTGGTCTTGCCCTTGGCGATTTCACTCGCTGGATTCTTTGCGGTCTGGAACTCCACTCTGGACCCAGGTGGTACAGCCTTACGACTGACCAACCCACGCATGTAGGCGTTCGTACCCTGGAGGACGTCGCCAATGGTTGTACTTGTGATGGGAACGTCGATGACGTTGAGCATCGCGTTCTCGAGCGATTCGTGGATCTGATCCGCAATTCGTCTCTGAGTGACCAGACTATTGACCGAACCGTCGCCGGGAAACGCCGCTGAGCGATTCCCCCAAATACGATAGCCGCTGCCAAAAATGTTGAACACGGTGATAATGCCTGCCCCATTGAGGACAGCCGCATCGCTGGCCTTGTCGTTGATGCTTGCGCTGATTGGATACTCAAGTCCCAGCATGCTGAGACTCTGCTTGTTGCTCGGAGTATGCCAAAAACCCAACGTGGCGTCAGTCTTTGCGACCACACCGGCATAGGTGGTGGAGAGCGGCACCAGCACATTGCTGTCCGTCACTTTGTTGTACACATACACGTGTGGGCAGCAAAGAAATGAACGGTCACCAGCAACATTGAAGTTGATGGATCCGGCTGGCCCACGCCCTGCTATGGCGTCAGATACGCTGGTACCGACGGGAGCATCTACTGCCAGGATGGCACGTAGCTTGTCACTCGCGGCCAAGGTGCGCATTGCCGCCACCACGGACGACTGGGTCGAGTACTGGGGAGCAAGAAGAATCTTAGGGTGGAACCCACGATTGCCAAAACTATTGAGCCAGGCCTGTGCGCCTGTACGATTACCGCCGCCATCTACGCCACCAATCACATCACCGCTGGCAATACTAGAGGTGCTGCCCTTGTCGTAGGCGACATTTGCATCAGTCTCTGCGTCTAGGGCAGCTCCGGCAATGATCGTCAGCTGTCCCGTGACGTAGTCGAGCGTATAGTCAGTACCCTCCACCAATGCACTGCCAGCACCGCCGCCCACTTTCACGACGGCTGAGATGATGTCACCATCCGCCAACTGTGCCTTCAGGTCGCTGCCTATGGCGTAGTCAGCTGCAGCGACAGACGTCTTGTGAGTCGCGGGGTCAAACACGTTGACGACAACAACGAACTTCGTGCCCTCGGCACGCAGGGTCTCCAGAGCCTGGGGAATAGTGTAGCCGGCCACATTGGGACCAAAGTACTTCACGTCGTCCACGTCGCTCAGACACAGCACATCGACGTTGGTCTTTCTGTCCGCTGCATCGACATGATGAATAGGAGCGGTACCGACAAGCCCAACCACGGACGACTTTACGCCCTGCACGGTCACGCCCGCGGACTTTGTCTCGATGGTTTCTACACCGTGAAAATATGTCATGTTTTACTTGTCCGCTTTCTTGGCAGCTGTGGTGCGCGCAGGCACAATGGGATTTTTCGCAGGCTTCGCAGGCTTCGGCGCCTCAGTCAGGTGCTCACGAGCAATCAGCCGGCGAACGAACTTGTTGTCATCAGGGAGCTGGACGGGCTTGCCATCCGACATCGGTTCTTGACCGTTGTGCAGCAGTACTTCCAGCTCCTTTCTCTTGCCGAGGCGGAGCGAAAAGCCACTAGGTGGGCCGTGATAAATGTAACTCTTGTTTGCCATGCTTATTCGTCCGGGTTGGTTCCAACAGAGGTGTCACCGCTCTGCTCGTTTTCGAGGAGCGCGTACTTGAGAGCCGGACCTGTGGTGGGGTCGCTAGCTATATTTGGAGAGGCAGGAACTCGCACGAGCTTCATGCCCACCACGATGTCGTATCTCCACACGCCGTTGTCGTGGGCCACGTATGAGTCACTCACCCAATACAGCGCGCCTCCTTGTGAGATGCGTTTGCCGACCAGGAGTTCCTCGACCACGTCGATGTAGTTGAGTGATCCCTTCGCGCCGTGGAGTGACCGAGTCAGTACCGACACGTCGAATCGCACTGCGCTGTCCTGAACATTGCCAGCGGTGACTTCAGGTTCTTTCGCCCGGGAGCTGTGATACCCCACCCACACCGCACATTTTGGGTGGCGGAAGTTCTTCTTGTTGGGCTTGTCTGGCATCCGCGCAACGGTTGCCGTGGGCTTCATGGGCGCCAGGAGCGTCAACACTTCGTCCACCAAGGTCTCGCGCCAAGTCATGCTGCAGCCCCCAGATGGTCACTGATGATGTCTGCGATTTCCCGCTCATCATCTCGACTCACGCCCAAGTAGGGGCGTGCTGGAATCTCTACCTTGAGACCTCGCCCCGCCATACCGCCCAATTGTTGGATACGGCCATACACTCGATTGACGCCCACCTCGGCTTTGTCGCCGCTTACCTGGCTTCCGAGTGAGTCGAGCAAATGCCCATCCTTGCGCAGCTTTTCGGCCCCGCTACCGCGAGCCTCGATTGTTGCATCAGAATGGTCGACCCAGGCTTCGCCCTCAGGGGTCACTTCATCAATGAATCGCTGTTGCGTGCTCGTCTCGAGCGATGATCCGATCTCCTGTAAAGCAGGAGTCAGGTCGCCGGTCTTGTCCGCCAGGCGCTGCAGCTCCTTTTGGATAGGACCCAGTCCACGCGTCTTCACGTCGAGCTGAATCATTGCGGCACCCCAGACTCTCCGAATGCTGCGAGTGAGCCTGCGTCCATCAGTGGTACCACCTCAGAAGCCTCCGCAGACACGCCCTGCTCTCCACGAGTGGAGCCTGACTTCAATGACTCGAGGTAGCGAATCGAAGCCTTGTAGCGCGCCACAAAACTATCAAATTCATCACCAGACCGATTGCCAGCCAAGCGATACATGGCCAAGTCAAAGTGGTGAGGTACCAGCATTGCGTCAGAGGGCTTGCTGTTGCCCGCCACCAAAAACAGGTACCCCTGAATCTCTTGCCACGTGTCATCGAGCGCAGCCTGACACATGCCATCGTCCACAGCAGTGGCAGAAGGATCCGTCAGCTCGATGAGCGTCTGCTCATCGACGCGCGCTTTGAATTGGGCAAGGGTTAACATGAGGGATTACTTTTTTGCGGTCTTCCGGGTTTGGTTTTTTGCAGCAGCCTTGTCTGCAGCCTTCTTCTTGGTGGCGGCAGCTTTCGCAGCAGCACGCTTCTCAGCGGCAACAGCCTTGTCTGCAGCCTTCTTCTCAGCGGCGGCAGCTTTTGCAGCAGCACGCTTTTCAGCGGCAACAGCCTTGGCTTCATCGTCACCAGAATCGCTGGCAGACACGACGCTCACGCAACCGAGCGCCAGCAGTTCTTCGCCCATGTCATTGGGCACGCTCAAGATTGTGCCCGGCATTTCCAGACGCTTCTTGAACCGCACTTGAGATTCTTCGGTGACGATGACCCGCATTTAGCTAACCACGTTCTGCCAAAAGTAGCCGGCCATGCTGGCGACGATGACTGCTTTGGTGGACTCACCCGTGCGGATTTTCACCCCACCGCGCATGCCCACGTCTTGGTCTTTGAGTTCCTCAGAGACGATCTTGTCGAACTGAGCGTTGTACCCAAAGGTCACCCCACCAGCCGTGGTCGCAGTGCGGTCACGATGAGTGGCTGCAATGTGATTGCCCCAAACAGTGGGCATCACCAGAGACTCGCCGGGCTTAGAGGTGACGAGCACGCCCTCACCGACCAAGCACTCGTCCAGACCAAACAAAGCTGCGACCTGTTCGGGCTTCACGAGGCCCTTGTCTCCAGCATTGCCGAGGATGGCACTGACAATGGCAGGCAGGCGCCTGAACTTGCTCCACGCGGGTCGCCCAAACGTGAGGACGTTGGCCGGCAAGAGCATCTTGTCCAGACCGTCCTGGATGAGACCGATGGGATCACCATCGTATGAGGCGTCGTTGAACTGGTCGGTGCCAGTTACAACTTCTTTGAAGCCAGCAGCGTAACTGGCAGCATTGAACACGACATCAGCAACGCGCTTCTCGTTGCGAAGCCCAACAATTGAAGCCCCCAACTCAGTAGCGCGCTCGCGAGCCTTTTCTCGTTTGAGGTCGACATAGCCAAGAGGAATATCGATAGCGTTGTCCTCGGTAGACGCTGTCACCTCAGTCATGCCCAGGTTGAGCTGGTTGACTCGACCTCGGGGCCCTACAGCAGTCTCGGGCAATCGGAAAGCGTCGTACTTGTCCTTTGCTTGCTGATAGCTGAAGAGTGTTTCTCCCACCATCACTCGAGGCAGGACTCGATCTGCAATCAGATTCTTGTCCGGGTTCTTGTAGGTCTCCGCAATTGCGGTGAGATGAGTCTTGGTGACGAGATCGCCATTGGGGTCTTGGGGCATGTGATATTTTCCTTGCTTCGTTCAGCTAGTGGTTCGTCGATGAGTCAGAATAAGTGGCGGGGCTTAGGGTTCCTCGCCGGGGTTGAGCAGCACAGAGCCGATGGTGCCCAGGGCGCCACCTTCCCAGGCGTTGCCGATGGTCTGCTGCCCAACGGTGGCAGGCACTCCACGTCCGACGGCGTCGGTAGTGAGTCGTTCTCCGGGCACGACGGCTGCGCCGTACTCGAGTGGCACCACGCCACCAAACTCGACATCACCATTCTCGCCGGCTGCAATGGCGCGTCGAGTGACACCCATGAGCAAGTCGGCGGGTGCCGTAGCAAGATCGACTTCTCCGTCGTTTGCCGTGGCGGCAACGATGCGAGCTTGCGGAGTGTCCGAAGCGAGTTTGCGAGTGATGGTAAGGGTGGGATAACTCTGGCTCATGATTGATTCTCCTGAAGTTGACTCAAGGCATCTGCCCCGGAAATGTAGTCGCCACGGGCTGTGGCCTCGTCTTGCAGGCGCTTGATGCCTGTTGTGATTTCGTGTTTTGTGAGAGGTGTGCTGTGGCCCCCACCGCCACTGACTTCACTGAAATCGACACTCTGGGGGATCTTTTGGAGAATATCCTCACGGAAAAACTCCAAGGTGGAGCGCTCGTCACCTTCACCGAAAGAAACCAGAGAATCATCATCGTCCCCTTCGAGGCGATGCATGAATGCGACCAGGCTCTCGAGCGAGCACGGCAGAGGTCGCCCCTTGTCTACGAGGCCCTCGCAAAAGCTTACGTGCTTGTCGTGATCACTCTTGCTCGCCTCGACTGCGAGCTCTACCTCGCGTTTTGCGAGTTCGTCCTCACGTCTCTTTAGCTCGGCCTCTCGCTTTTTCAGCGCGTCGTCAGACTCCGTCGTTGATTCAGCAGCGGCCGTCGCGGGAGTTGACTCCTCAGTTTCCTGAGTCGTCTCTGCTTCTTTGGGCTCTTCCTTTGCGGTTGCAGCTTTATCAGGCTCTTCGGAAAAAGCAGGCGCTTCGCGGGTTTCCTCACGCACCATCATCTCCGTCAGGTTCTCGACCTCCCAGCTCGGCAGCACTCGGTCGGCGTCCTCGAGCGAGAATTTTTCAATAAAGAAGTCTCGAAGGCCATTGAACAGCCGAGCCACCACGCGGTCATTCTCCGCACAATCAATGATCAGGCTTTCGCCCTCGTCATCATCTTCTGCAAAACTCGCGATATCGGCGAGCCCCTTCATTGCTGGTGGAGTAGCTCCCAGAAAACCCAAATGTCGCAGGTAGTACGTGCCGGGAGTTGGGTTCGACTTATGTTTTGGGCCGTAAAATGAGGCAGAACGCTTAGCATGAGCCCCACCGGTCGTGGCTTGTTCGGCAAATTCCGCTGGCACCTGATCACACGAGGCCTTCAGCACACCGTCGGAAAACGCGAGGTTTTTCACCCATCCGTACGCTGGGGCGTCGAGTTTAGGATGCCCTATTACTAGGGGTGCCTCGTGGGTCTTGGTGTTGTAGGCCTTGGCCGTAGCTCGAAGCTCGGCTTCGGTCAGGTCGTAGGTGCGGCCGTTTGTGGCCGTATGGCGGCCGGGTTTGGCAATCTCAATCAGGTTTCCCATAGCGATGAGCAGACATTGGCCTGCTCACCCCGTTAAAACTGCCCTGAACTGTTCACCCCAAGACTGACCGGGCGGCTACTAGGCGCTATTTCCACGATAGTGGATCTCCCATACAAATCGCCAGACCTGGGAGGAAAATTCTTCACTTTGGAGTATTGAGGTGGGTTGGTGTCAAAGAGAGCTGTCAGAATAGTCCGCCTTAGTCCGCCTC